GCCAGCGCCGCCAGCGCCGCCACTGCTATCCTTGGACAGAACCCGTCCCAGCAGGCCTCTTCGCTCATCGGTGCGGACACGTACGATATCTCTGGTGTGGCCGAGTTCGAGACGGGTATCAACTACCTACTCGCCAAGGTTATCCTCGACTCAGGCATCCGCTGCGATGGTAAGAACCCGGTTGAGGTTGCCAAGCTACAGCTCAACGGCCAGGACCGATTCACTGAGCGCGAGGGCTCGTATTTCGACAAGGTGCAGCCGTTCCAGCACCACTGCCGTACGCCGTCTACGGGTATCAACGTGTACAGCTTCGCTCTCCGCCCCGAGGAGCACCAGCCGTCTGGCACGTGCAACTTCTCCCGTATCGACAAGGCGACGCTCCAGCTCACGGTGTCGCTCAACACGGTTACGGGTGCCCGTACGGCCCAGGTCCGCGTCTACGCGCTCAACTACAACGTGCTCCGCGTCATGAGCGGCATGGGTGGCCTTGCGTACAGCAACTAGAGTGGATAGCTAAATCACAGAAACGTAAAACCAAAAACATAAATGAGTTTCCAAATGGAATATCGTTTATGGTTTAGTTACAAATGCCACTAGCATGGACAAGAAAACATAAAGTTGCACCGGATGATGCTTCGTGGACAAAAAATTTAACATTTTACGATTCAAGCAATAACATTGTGACAACTGCAAACTTTTTGTCTCCTCCCACACTATTATTATATGATGAAAAAGGCATCGAAATTAACTCAACCGATGCAGAATATCCTGAACAGTGTTTATCTCATACATTTGTAGATCCTTTTGCTTGTGTATTAGAATTAGGTGCACGATATGGAAGTGTATCTTGTATTATAAATAAAAAATTACAAACTAAATCAAATCAAGTTTCTGTTGAACCAGATTCAACTGTATGGAATGCACTTGAACGAAATATTAAACTAAATGACTGCAATGTAAGGCTACACAAAGGATTTGTATCTCGTAAACCTCTTGAACTATTAAATTATGGGTATGCATCAATTTCAACTCCCGTTACCCAATCTTCGAAAGAATCATTAAGTGTAGAACAATTGCAAGATAAACATGGTATTGTGTTTGATACTCTTGTTGCCGATTGTGAGGGCTTTCTAGAATCATTTTTTGATGAAAATCCAATTTTATATTCACAATTACATACCATAATTTTTGAAGCAGATTATCCTAATAAGTGTAACTATGATAAGATACGAGCAAACTTAAAACAAAACGGTTTTAAAGAATTAGTTCATGGATTTCAAAACGTATATAAGAAAGATAGCGATGTATACTTAATAAATAATATAAAGATAGAAAGCTTAGATGAAAATTCTATAAAAATGATAAGTCATATAGAAACATCTTTTAATAATGCAATTCTTAATAAATCAAAAGTAACTCCTGATATTTTGGCACTAGAAGGAATGACTGGTATCAAAACAAGACATTTTTATAATAATTTGCTATCTGTTCCTGGCATAACGTATTTAGAAATTGGAACATGGAAAGGATCATCTGTTTGTAGTGCAATGTGTAATAATAAAGCAACAGTTGTTTGTATAGACAATTGGAGTTTCTATGGTTTGGCTGAAGAAAATAAACGTGATTTTAATATAAATTTTGCTAAATTTAAAGGTGAAAATAATGCAACTTTTATAGAAAGTGATTGTTTTAAAGTTGATTTAAGTAAATTACCTATGTTTAATATTTATTTATTCGATGGAGAACACACATTTGATACACAGTATAACGCATTGGTTTATTACATAAATAATCTAGAAAATACTTTTATTTTTATTGTTGATGATTGGAATTGGGATACTGTTAGAAATGGAACAAAACATGCAATTTCTAAGCTAAACTTAAAAGTATTATATGAACGCGAAGTTCGTACAACTTTAGATAATTCACACCCGTATCAAGAATCACTCAAAGTTCCACATGTGTCATGGCATAATGGAATTTATATAGCTGTTATTCAAAAGGCGTGATGCATTACTATCTAATTCATGGAATTGACCCAATACGCAAACCCTTTATGCAAAATCAGTTTGCAACTTTCGGGATATCTGCAGAAGAAGTTACATGGATCAATTATCCGAATAAACACGACTATCTTCCTCCAAACATTTGTATTCATCCAACACTGACAAAGGGTCAGATAGCATGCACATACAAACATTACCTTGCGTTGAAAGATATTGTTGAAAAAGGTCTTGAAATTGCAGTTATTATGGAGGATAATATAGAATTCAAAGGCAATGTACCATCTGCAATAAATAAGTACATAAATGACTTACCGTTAGATTGGGATATTGTTTGGGATTCTGATTTTTTAGGTATTACATATGATGGTGAGATGACGAATAAATCTGTTTATCGAAAAGACAGCGGAAAAGGTGCAAATTTCTATATAGTCAATAAACGATCGGCAAAGTTATTATATGACAATTTTTTGCCATTTAATAATTGTTCTGATCATCACTATAACGACTTAATAAAAAGACACAACCTAATTTGCTATTGGGCTGAACCTTCAAATGTACATAAAATATATCGTACGTCTACATGGAAAGACGATGATAAACCAAAAAAGTATTTATGGCTTCAAAACTTAAGCATTTCGTAATTTTCAGGTAAATATGTATTTTCCTCAATGGGTACTAATATGAATTTAGAAGACCCAAATAAATCAGAATTAGTTTTAATTGCATTCTCTATCTGTTCTTTTGTCACACGTTCAATTCTCTCTTCGCCTGCATGGCAAAAATTGTTAAGTTTATTCTTTATAAAATCTACATTTCCAAAATAAGAAAAATGCCACCCACCCGGTTTATTTAGAGTTGGAAACTTACCTGCGTGGATTAATTGAATACTTGTGCTATATCTTACATTAATAAATTGCATTATATGAGCGTTTGTCCATTTCTCTTGCACTTTACAATTTAAATTATAGTAATACATATCTTGATTTAACGAATAAATACGGTCTAATCCAGTTAGTGTAATATCCTTTAATGTATTTCTATCTGGTATTTCATCCAAGTCACTTATAATCACAATATCGTTGTCATTTAAGACTAATCTATCAATACCACTGCGAATTTGATTTCGATGATACATTTCACGCATCGTGTTTGGAGTAACTTTTGGCTTTTTTAAACCAAACTTACGATTAGTTTCTAAAGGGGGGATATAATCATGATCTACCATTACATGAACTATTTTGTCCAAATATTTTTCAAATAGTTTCTTATTATCATTAAAATAATAAGGCTTTAAATTTCCACTATGTGTCTTATACATTTCTACAAGAACAAAATGATCTACTGCATCATATAAATATTCTAAACGAAATTTCAACATATCTAATTCGTTATAGAATATGAAACAATCAACGATTTTCATTTGTACTGTATTATCATATTATAGATGGATGAATTATCATGTACATATGTAGGCTCTTTTGGTTTGCTAAAAAGTGCAACCAAACGAAGTCCAAACCCTGTTTCAGATTTCGATGGACTTAATCCAGAATGGTATTCTAATGCAAATGAGAATGATGTATTTCACGTATGTCCTCAAGCATTACCTCATTTTGTAGACCAAGTTCTACCTAGACTTACAAAGCCATTTATTTTGCTAACGAATAACTCAGATTTAACAATACCATCAGATATCAAACAATCGTTGGTCATATTGATGCATCCATTACTAACCAAATGGTTTGCTCAAAATTGTATAGCTGATTATGAAAAACTAGTTCGTATTCCAATTGGAATGGATTACCATTCACTAGTTCCTTCTCCTAATAAACACATATGGTCATTACCTCAGAAACATTCTTGGGGATTAAAGAAAATGCCCACAGTTCAGGAAGCCGAACTTTTTGCAATTAAAAATTCAGCAACAAGTCGCGAATGTAAAGCATATGCAAACTTTCAATTTTTGATGACAACTCGTTATGGAAAGGAAGATCGTATAGCTGCACTTAATACGGTTCCTAAAGAATTGGTCTTTTACGAACCATTTAAAACAACACGCGATGTTTGTTGGAAAAATATGGTTAAATATGTATTTGTGCTTTCACCTCACGGAAATGGCTTAGATTGTCATCGTACATGGGAGGCACTTGCGTTAGGATGCTATCCGATTGTAAAAACATCTAGAATAGACCCACTGTTTGATAATCTACCCGTTTGGATAGTCAAAGAATGGTCTGATATTACTCAAGAATCTATGAATGCAAAAAATGAAGAATTTAAGACAAAAACTTTTTTAATGGAAAAACTTACATTAAAATACTGGCAAAATATAATACAAAATGCCAAGCAACAAAACACAACGAGTGGGCAGTCGTCGTAAAGTATTTAATGGAAGTGCAGAACGTACAAGTGGTGGTCTTACAAAGGATGATCTTATGAAAAATACAGCAGGACGTATTGTTTCAAAGAAACGTCACACCACAATGAAGCAGCGTCATGGTGGTGGTGAGGAAGTTCCTGTAGCCGAAGTTCCTAAACTCGTAGAATAATTGTAAAATGAATTCTTAAAAGAAAGAATAATCCAGCTTAAAAATGTATCGCATTGCATGGCGCGTAATCGCGACTAACTATGTGGGATACGGTGACTATTGTCTGTCACTTGAAACTGCAAGAGATTGGGTTGATGCTATGAATAAAAAGCATCGCGACACGAAGCATTGGATGGAAGAGGACAAGTAAAACTACTGTATAGTTTTTTTACTTGCCTCCTCTGGGGATTGAACCCAGGACCTACAGCTTACAAAGCTGGTGCTCTACCACTGAGCTAAGAAGGCGTACTTTATATAGTTAAAAAATGTTTAAATGCCTAGTTTATCAATGCTCGCAAGCAGGAACTCCCCCACTCGCAACGCCGCACCATCCCTCGGATAATCCCTGCCGATCACGGCACATGCACACATGACGAGACATTGCACCTCCTGTATTCGCCCGATTGTGAACCGGTGGAACATCCGTAATAGGTGGCACCACAGCAGGCACCTCGGGCACCGGAGTTGTTCGACGCGGCGCTATAATAGGCCCGCCATTCATCATGTCGACATACGCGTCGAATCCATTCTTTGCAATATACTCTAGCTGGCGCATTGTCCATCCAAATGATGAACCTGAATGGCCACCATACCGCATCTTCGTATTAATATTACCTAACTCCGGGTCAGTGGAAAACATAAATCCATCCTTACCAGGAGTTGTCGGCTTAGCCATATACTCCCACATCTCCGCCCGTGTTACGGCATTAATAGCATCACGAACCATCTCCTTGTCATTAGCAGTCATACGAGTGCAACGAGAGAGATCCATGGTAACTTTTAATGTCTGATTTAAAAATTAGTTGTAATCCGTTTTCCTACGTTCCAGTAGAGCCAAATCCACCTGAGCCACGATTATCAGGTGCAGGCGGAAGCAGATCAAGTGAATCAACTAGAACCACATTCTTCCAGGGCATCCAATTATGCTGTACAATTTGGAATAGACGAGTACCCTGAGGTACACTATACGCATCGCCATGCATAACGTCAACACGCGCAATTAGTTCACCACGATATCCCATATCTGCAAGACCGATCTGATTAGACATACGTAAAGGTGTTAGGCTTGTAGACGAACGAGCAAGAAGAAGGTAAGGAGCGGGCTCACCTGACTCAGTCTGGGCCGCACAGTGAACACCAAGTCGCATTTCTGAACCATACTGTTTGTCATTAACCCAAGTAGGAGACATTAGATCACAACCCGAATCAGTTACACGACGCTTCGATAGGTGCTCAGCCATCATCTGACGTAGCTCGGGATTTACAACATAAATATATAGACTCATTTCTTACCTATTATAGGCTTGATACGTGAAAACCCTTAAATGTAATAACAACTGCATTCATAGCAAGAAACTGTACTAATAAATTATACATTGTTTCCTCTGCTGAAAGATGACCTAATAAAAATCTAGACATTGTACTCAGAGGATTAAAGCGTCCAGTTGTTATTCCACGACCAATAGAAAGTGCAACTACATATAAAAATCCAACTATGAAAGGATTTCCATGCGTATACAGTTCGCCAAAAACTAAAAGCACAACACCAATAAATTCAATTAGATATTTATTATCCATTATGTTTTAGACAGACAGAAATATACTTCTCAGATCCCCCAACATCAATCTGTTCATCAGTCATTTCGTTTGAAATAGTTCGCGTGTAATATGCGGGAGTTCCATCTTTACAAACAGAACATAGTGCACTTAGTTTAGTAATTTTTGAACAGTAAGGTATACAATGCAATATTTCACCAAACATATTTTGACGAGTATCTCCATCCAATCCAACAAGAAGTATTGATTTTTTACCTAGAAGTAGTTTTTGTACACACGATAACAGACCCTTAAAGAACTGTGCTTCTTCAATAACAATATATTCCATTTCGGTGCTAATTATTAGTGGATACGTAACATCCCATACAAAACTAGCGACTCTTTCATTATTGTGGCTTATAATAGCATTCTCTCTTGAGTATCGTTTATCTATTTCCGGTTTTATAACTAAAACAGTCTTTCCGATTGATTTTAGCCGTTTAATGTGTGATATTGCATAAGATGTTTTTCCAGAAAACATAGGACCTATAACAATTTCAAGAGACATTGTTTAGAAAAACGAATTTAAAATAGTCAAGTTTTCCATATTCCACAGAAACAAAAATGGCGAACAATACTGAGAAGACCCTCGTTAACGCAATTTGCAGTGGGAACATTAAATATATCGAAAATACCAAGCCTTCTAAACTGAATACAGTTATGAAGAACGGTTACAGTCCTCTAGGCCTTGCAATAAGCGAGGACCAATGGGACATTGTCGAGTTCCTACGAAATAACGGTGTCACTCTCGATGTTCGGCCAGACGAGTAAATATCTAAGCTATATAACTTTTTCAATATAATATAATGAAGGACTTTCTTGATACCTGGATTAAAAGCGTTAATTGGAAGTATGGTAGTTTTTCTATGCTTCCAATTTTCTTTGGTGTGTTGATGGCATTGCTTGATATTGTGATGATGGCTACCACAAAAATGATTTCAATGAAAGAGATTACATACGGAAATGGGCTTATTTTTGCAACACTAACGTATGCTCTTCAACCGTATATCTTTCTAAAAGCACTCAACTACGAGAATATGACAGTTGTAAACTTGATTTGGAATTTAGTCAGTAATGTAATTGTTACACTATCCGGAGTATTTTTCTTTAGTGAATCAATTAAAGGCCTTCGTTGGTTAGCCATTTGTATGAGCATTGTGTCATTAACTATTTTTGCATATACAGACTAAAAACGGAATAAACAACATACAAGAATAAGACACTTAATAATGGATCCTCCACAGACAAGACGCGAAACTAAAAAGACCGACAAAGAAAAGAAAGGCGGTCCTTACAGTTCAAAACATGTACGCAATATAGAGAAGATTCAAGCAGAACGACGCAAATCAAAGAAGCGATGAATGTGATACCTTTTGCGTTTTCTTATTATCACGAGATTTTGTGTAGTGACCACTTGCATTTTTACGGCATGTTTTACCACGATACGTCTTTTTTTCACACCCACTTTTGTAATACATTGCTCTCATAACATAACCTTTAAACGAAGGAATCGTTGTGCGAAACTTAAGTGCTAAATGTTTAAGTAATCCATACATCCATCGCATGTAACTCTTTTTGCTTTGAAGTTCAACAGGATGTTTATTCAAATAATCTTCAAATGAATAAAAAGGAAATTGACTACTCAATTTTTCCATAAATGTGCGCTGATTTGCCATATCAGTTTCTTCGGGTTGATCGGGATAATTTACAGCAATTGAAAATAGAAAGTCACGTCCGGGAATTGCAGTAGGTTTTAACTTCATATAGTATTTTTTAACGTCTTCAAATGAAGGATCTTCACCAGGATTGATTACATTTGGATCATCTTTGCACTGTGTTCTCAATTTATTATTTACCATGTTATGAATTTCATATAACCACTTACCAGGATCGCCACGTAAAGGATGATTATGTACAAACTCTGTCGTACTTGCACGACAAAACTTACAAGGCAATATATCTTTCATTTGAAGTAAAACTTCCTCTGGATGAGGAGATCTAAACGCAATCAAATGGAATAATTGCCATCCGGATGGCCCCCAGTAACGAGTGTCCATAACAGTTATATCTAGCTAAAAAAAGATTCTTAACTCACTTGTAAATGGCTCAAGGTGAACTTCTAACTCTTGCGGTTGCAGTGTATGTTGGCATGGTATTTGTTGATTTCTTTAAGGCGATTATCAGTGACCTAGTTACGCCTTTTATCGGTGTATTCATACCCGGCGATAAGTCGCTTGGTAAGATCGTCGTGAGTGTTGGCCCTGTTAAGTTAAGCATCGGTGATGCAATTGCATCAACAGTTCACCTAGCCGTATCATTACTGATTGTTTCAATGCTTTTACCATACATTCGCGCTTATGTTCCTACTACCATTCGTAAGTAAAATGTATTAAATGTATAAGAATGGATCCAGTTCCCCCGCCTCCCCCTAGCACCGGTGTACTTGGTGCCGTGCAAAGTGCAGTAGCCAGTGTAGCTCAGGGTGCAAAGTCAGTTGCAAAAGCTGTATTACCGTCATCTGTTACTGGCGCTACGTTAAGTACGAATGGTGCCTCTGGTGCACTAGGAACGCAGCCTGAGCCATCTGGTTTTACAGCCACAGGCGGTCGTCGTCGCAAGACTCGCAAGCACCGCAAGACTCATAAAAAAACTCGTAAACACCGTAAACACTAATAATCTAGCTTGAAATTTACCCATCCACCGCGCGGTGGTTTTCCAAACTGCATTTCAATTCGTTTATCTAGTTCGGTCGCCAACAATGATCGCATGTCGTTATCTTCACGCCACTGCTTAAACGTACGTCTAAGTGTAGTCTTATCTACTGCTACAATCTCTTCACCTTCCACCAGAGTAGAAATCTTCTCTGCAATGAATCGTGCAATTCCATCATTTTCATTACGATAATCTGAAGTATACTCCATAACCTTTGCAGGTGCAGCGAGTTTACGAAGACCCTTCTCTTCCTTCAAGATTGTAACCATATAGTTCAGAAATGTAGTTGCCCATTCTCTTGAGTTAACTGAGTTCTGAATCGACTCATCTAGCGGAAACTCATTTGATGCGGTTGGATTCACAACAAACTTTGAGATAAAGTTAATAACCATCAAGCGTCTCCAAGTACCCCCATCCGTCGTATTAATCTTAGGTTTATCGTTACAGGCAAGATGGAACTTAGCAAGAACCTCAAATTCTGTACCCGACTTGAATAGATCGCGCGCATACATCTTCTCTCCTGATGTAATTTCCTTCATGAGACCCGTATTCAATGCAATTGCCTCATCCGGTTCCTGCATGGTTACGAAACGACGGCCTTTGAGTCGAATGACTTCCGGTGCAGCATTACCAGAACCCTTTCGCTTCTGAGTGAAGAGAGAGATTGGAACTGTACACGCATAATCTCCAAGAGACTTTGAAAGCAAATTCATAATCATCGACTTGCCGTTAGAACCAGAACCAGTCAGAATGTGAAACTTTTGAGCAGGATTACCACCAAATAAGCACGTAGCGAGGTGCTTTAGAAAGTAATCACGTACTTCAATATCGGGTAGAACCTGCTTAATAAACCGGTCAATTGCAGGCCAGGAATCGTATTCATAATACTTCTTTTCAGGATCATAATCAATTTCAGTTGAGAATGAAATATAATCTTCTGGTTTACCATCACGAAGCTCCATTTTTACCAAATCAAAGACACCGTTATTGAATGCAATAAGTTCCTTATTTGCATCTACCTTCTTCGTAAAGTCCTCATCGAAGAATAACTCACGACATTCCTTCATTACATTTGCTTTGAATGATGTCTTTTTCAAGTTTAAGTATACCTTATTTAATCCAGTTCGTTGAGTCTCAAGTTTACAATATTCACAGACACCACAATCTTCTTTTCCACCACCAGTGCATGAGGTTAAACCGCGATTATTCATTTCTGTGCTAGTTTTGGTCATACGATCAAAGAATATTGTAGCAATTTCTCGAGATAGACGTATAAGTAGATTTACACCTGAATCATTCTCTTTCCAAATATGGCCAGACCAGCGATACCAAACATTGTTACGGAAATCAGAACACTTATAATTATCACGAAACTTTGCATGAATAACTCTTGAAACATCGTGTTCTGTTTGAGAACATGCTGCTAGAACAAGACGTTCTACATTCCGAGATTCAATTTCATCGTATCCTTCACGATTATCTTCACGAGACCAATAACGTAACGTTCCTTCACCTAGTCGTTCTCCGTCATTGCGAAATGTTAGAGCATTCCACTTTTGAATACAATCTGCTTCATTATACTTCTTTTCATCCTGTGAACTAAAATCAAGAAATACATCAAGTAAATCAGGGTGAATGTTGTGAAGACAAATTGCAACTTGAACCCACTGTTCATATCCTTCACACCGCGACATATTCAAATTCATTACGTGGCTTTTAATGGTATCTTTTGTATCAGGGTCAAGAGGAACAAAGATACGACCATTTGGTGATGAACCACGTGATCCAGGTTTTTCTCCTCGAGTTGCAGGACGCCCACGACCGGGAGTTACAGCACGTCCTCCGGAAATACGAACCTGAGGTTGTTCCTTAATTCCGTCATAAAGCTTCTTTCCTTCCTCTGTCATAGGAGTCTCGTCCTTGTCATCGCGACGAAGAGACAAAGTTTTGAGTAACTCTAGAGAGATTTGAGGAACATCTTGCTTTACTCTGATTTCATCTTTAGAACAATCTAGTACGTATGCAGTTAGATAGGGTAGAGCATTTGGATCGTTCTTGCGTGAGCCATACATAGTCCAAGGCCCAGAACGATTTACAACCGCTTCATCGTAAACCTTTTCCCATGGTTCGTTGAGAGGAAGACCTGGAAAGAATTCATCCATACGCTTTACGAGAACACGTCGTACGCGCTGTTCTACAAACTTATGACTGCAAACAGAAGGGACAACCATATGAATACCGGACTTCATACGATTATTTTTTGAGTCAAATGTAGGCTTACGCTTTTCCATAACATAAACATCAACATTTTCAGGTAGTTCTAGATACTCGCCCATGATCTTCAAATATTCGGTTGTAAATTTAATAACTTGTTCTTGAGTGTGTTGGTGAGTCTTAATATCTGGAGAATAAATGAAATCAAAATCAATACGAAGAGGACCAATATCCGTCGATCGTTCTGTTAGATATTGTTTATCTTGATCTAGAATTGCTTCTGAATATAGCTCATAAAACTGATCAATTGCATCTTCTTGAATGAAATATTTACCACCGGCTAGTGATGTATGAGTCCAAACGCCGTCGGCCTTGTGGTTCTCAAGGAACTCACGTAGACCACCTTTTGCTGCCATCGTAATGAGATAGGAGATAACTTTTTGGAAAATTATCCATTTTAAACGAAAACGGATGAATTTGTAGACTTTCTTTAATATTGTAATACAAATGTCGGGAATTAACTTTTGCCCGTCTTGCAGAAACATGCTTTCGAACATTTCAGAAGAAAATAACGCTGCATTTAAAGTTTGTTTGAAGCCTGAGTGTGGATACAAGGAACCAATTACAAAGACCAATCCTCTGATCTATGAACATAAGCTTCAGAAAGATAAGACAGTAAGTTTATCTATGAATCCCTATCTTGAGTTCGACCCTACACTTGATCATCTAAAGACCATGGTATGTAAAAATGCCGAATGTCCTAGTCGTCTAAAGTCGGGTCCGGAACCCGATGTTGTTGCAATTAAGTTGAATGCGGAGAAGCTACTTTGGATGTACAAATGTGTTAACTGTAAGACTATTTGGGAACAAACTTCTCGTGCCAGTTAAATAATGGCAACTCAAAAGAATCGATTTTGCAAATGCATTAAAGCGGTAAAAGCAAAGGGTATTGGTGAACAACAGGCCATTGCTATTTGCGTTAAGTCAGTTCTGCATACACGAGGACGTACATTAAAAAAGTTTACATGTGGTAAAAAAGGAAAGCTTGTTACACAGAAGCGGAAGCTGTAAGTGCAGCCCACGATACAGGGAACTTTTTACTCAACTCTTCACCAATCATTCTTGCATACTTCTGAATTTCACGCTGAGCATCAGGAGACGTTCTCAGCTTGTAAAGACGAGCATATGCAGCCAAACTACCGGTTTCAATAAACTCAGTATACATAGACTGTGGTAGAACAGTACGAGCAATTTCAGGAGCTACATTATTCTCAATAAGGTTACCATAAATCTTCATCGAATACTCGGTAAACTGTGAAATTTGTAGATGAAGCTCTTCAGAATATGGAGTAGGCGTATCCTTGCTGCCCTGCTTTAGCTTAGGATCACGTTCACGAATATCAGATGCATCTGGAACCCAACACTCAGGAGTAATATCTACATAACGACGACTTACTTCATTACGAGCAAATCCAATTTGGTGACGATACCATTCACGTGCTACGAAAATAGGCATCTTGATACGAAACTGTGCCTGAGGATGAAAGAACGGGCTAATATGATTATGTTTTGCAAGATAGGTAATTAGTTTAGCATCCTGTTCCTTAAACTCAGTTGACTCTTTTGCAAACGAAACACGAGCCGCGTTTACTACCATTAGATCATCACCCATTACATGAAGAAGTTCTACAGATGCCATTAAAATTAATACACATGATCTATATAAATGATAACCGGTCTCCTATCATCTTCTTCTTCGAATAAACCCGAAGTTCCTTCAACAACCGCATTTGTAGTTTTCGGTATAGAAATTGCCTTACTTTTACTAAGATCGTTTGCAATAGCGTTGCTATCATATAGAAAGTATGGCTCGCTTGGTTGGGCTTTCTTAGTTTTCTTATTTCCTGATGTTTACATCCTTTACTATGTATTTTTCTTAAATGGTGGAATGGTAGGTGGTCGTAGATAGAAAACGTATGTAGTTTCAAACAAAAAAGAAATACACTACACAAATGGAAGAGCTTCGTATTTCATCAAGAATTCTACACCCTGAAGTGCATTTTCCGTCTAGAAGTGAAATTGCGGAATCAATGAATGAGCCTCGCAATACTGACCCGTATTATACCGATTACGAGTATGTTGTTGTGATTGGAATGCGCACTCAAATGCTAGCAGATGGTGCATCTCCTCTCGTTCCTATTCAAGGAATGATTAAATCTGATCCTCAGTTTCTGGAAAAGGTTGCAAAGAGGGAAATTTATGAGAGAAAACTACCCTTCATTATTCAGCGCAGAATGCCTAATGGTAAATCTGAATATTGGAGCGCTTCAGAACTTTCAGTTATTTAGTGAAATTATATAATGGCTGTATGTATAGCAATTATTTGCATAGGTGAGAAGTATTTGCAAGAATTTAAAACTCTTTTTTATCCATCTGTTTCTCGTTATGCTTCAAAATATAGTTACGATTTAAAAATATTTGAATCATTTTTAGATACAAATCATGCATCTAAAGATGCTATTTCATTTCAAAAATGTTTAACATTATCACATCCTTCGATGGAACGATATGAACAGGTTCTTGTGCTGGATGCAGATATTCTGATCGAAGAACATGCTCCTCCAATTCCTAATACTGGTGACAAAATTGGAATTGTAAATGAAGCATCGTTTAGCCAATATGACAAACTAAAATCAGTTGGATTTGCTACTGATCCAACAGAGTACTATAAACTTTGCGGGTTTTCACTTTTGACTGATAAAATTTTGAACACTGGTATGATGATTTGTAATCCTAAAAAGCATTCATTATTGCTAAAAGCAATTTATGATAAATACATTTCGGGATGCGCAGGACATCCGCGAGGATTTCATTATGAGCAATCATGTATAGGTTATGAACTACAGGTCCAACAAATGTTTACATGTGTATCCACATATTGGAATTGTATTTTTGTTCAGTATGATATTCTTAACTCTGTTTGTCCCAAAGATAACTACTTTATACATTTTGCAGCATTTGGAGGTAAATTTGCCGAAGGTATCCAGCGGTATCAATCAACCAGACATGGACTTAAGCACGGCCTTCGATGGGGGATACACAAGTAAAGGATCTACATCTTTATCTTTACGAAGCATGTTCGGACTATCGTGAACAGCAGTACCATTAGCAAACTGC